GGCAAAGACCTTACAGAGATAAAAACCGATATCAAAGTCTGTGCCGATAAACTCACGTGCATGGATGGGAAGATGAACGAAACGACGGTGACAATTGCAGAGGTAAAGACGGCGGTAAACGCACAGAAGGAACAATGCGGGAAAACCGTAGATCGTTTCGACGCTGCCATAAATAACCAATACGATCACCTAATAAAACTGGCTAAAAAAAAGTGAGGTAACATGCCTGTATTAGACAACGCTAAACATGAGCGGGTTTGCCAAGAGTATCTTATTGACCTCAACCAAACCGAGGCCTGCAAACGTGCTAAATACAGTGCCCATACGGCAGCCCAACAAGCTTGCCGGCTGTTTAGCAATGTTAAGATTCAGGCACGAATTGCAGAGTTAAAGGCAGAGCGGAACAAGCGGACACATGTGACGCAGGACAGGGTGGTAAAGGAATTGGCCATGCTTGGATTTAGTGACCTCCAAAACTACATAACCATAGATAAGCTTACGGGCGCCATACAGGCCAAAGGGTTTGAGGATATGCCACCAGGTGAGAGCAGGGCGTTAAAAGCCATTAAAGAGGACAGAGCGATAAAAGAGGATGCCAATGGGAAGGGTGTAACGGTTTATGATAAAGTGAGTTTTACGATGCACGATAAAATACGTGCGTTGGAGATACTGGCCAAGCACCTGGGCATGCTAGTTGAACGGCATGAGATGATGGGTGAGGGTGGCGGCCCGATAAAAATAGAATACGTTTTGGTTAAGCGGAAGAAGCGAAAAGAGGACGGTGATGGCAAGGGGGATGGGAAGTGAGAGTAAAGAAAATAATCAGCAAAAGCAAAGATGGGGATAGAATGGAAGTTATTGCAGAAGATTATCACAAGAACCTAAAAACGCTTCATGTTCAGCGCCGTTCAAAGAAGTGGAAATTCTGCACAGGTTATAGCAAGGGCAAAATTATATTGGGGGTAATGCAATAATGGAAGTGCAGCAGTATGCACAGACACGGCAGGTTGAGGTCACTATTGTCTACCATAAGAACGAACAGGCCAAAGAGCCGGTGGTGGTCAACATAGGCGGGGCCCGGAGCTCTAAAAGCCACAGCATTGCGCAGCTGATGATCAAGAAGTTTAACGAGGAGCGAAACAAGAACCTGCTTACCACCAGAAAAACACTGCCGGCACTGCGCACAACGGCGTATAGGGTGGCGGTGGACCTGATGAAGGACTATGGTTGCTATTATTATTTTAGCCACAACAAAGCCTTCCGCACCATCTACAATCCGTACAAGAACAACTGGTGGCTGTTTACGAGCATTGATGATCCGGAGAAGATTAAGAGCACCGAGTATAATTACGTGCATATGGAGGAGGCGAACGAGTTTACATATGATGATTATATGATAGTTAAGCTCAGGATGAGCGGCAAGGAGGAGCGCGGGGAGCACAACCAAATATACCTCTCGCTCAATCCAACACAAATGTACGGCTGGGTGAACGAGGAGTTGCTGCCGCAAAAGGGCATTAAGGTTATACACAGCACGTATGAGGATGCGATTGAGTTCCTTCCGAAATCGTATGTGGCGATGATAGAGAGGCTTAGAGAGGAGGATCCCTCATACTGGCACGTTTACGGGCTTGGTTTGTTTGCCGAGATTAAGGGCATAATCCATCAGCTAAAAATAATACCGGCGCTGCCTGCCGAGCCGATAGAAACGATTTACGGCCTGGATTTTGGTTACGTCAATCCCAACGCACTGCTGCAGATTGATATAGATATGGAGCACATGTCGCTCTACATAACCGAGTTGCTGTACCAAACGGGCATGACGAATGCACAGCTTAAAGAGAAGCTAAAGATACTTATACCCGAGGAACATAGGGAACGAGAAATATATGCCGACAGTGCAGAGCCGGCGCGTATAGAAGAGATATCCCTCGAGGGATTTAACATACATGAAAGCGATAAGTCGGTGAAAGACGGCATTGATTGCGTCAATCGCTTTAAGCTTTACTCCACAAACGAATCACCCAACGCAAATAGCGAGATAAGAGGTTACAAAAGAAAAGTGAACCGAGCGGGCAAGGTGTTAGAGGAGCCAGTTAAATTTAATGATCATTGCCCAAACGCATTAAGGTATCCCGTATATACGCACCTACGTGATAGGCTGTTGACATTAGATCCTAGTTGGACGATGCATGCGGGCCAAACCAAGGAGAAAGAGAAGGAGAAGCAGGCACCAGGGGTAGACGAGGCGACGAGAGCGCCTGTGGTGGCCGAACTCAGCGAGCCTAACCCAGATGGTAGCTTAGAGCCCCTGGGGTCGGAGAGAAAGCCAGAGGTAAAAGGAGGCGGTGGTGGAAGCTGGACTGTGTAAGCATTGGTGCTACATTTTTAATTAATTAGATTGCCTTTACTGGAGGATGAAAATGCCAGTGGATAAGAAAGAGAAAATAAATGTAAAACAGGACCAAGACCAAAAGGTTGATACCTACGATGAGAACGCAAACTGGATAGCGAGTAGCGTTTTTGTTCATACGAGCAAAGGGCTGTTCCCTATCTCGGTGCTAAAAGCTGCGGAGCGGAAGAAGGTGAAAACCACGAGCAAACAGTTGAAAGAGGAGACGGCATTCCTCAGCCAGAACGATCTTGTGCCATATCCGTTCGAGGCCAGCACTCTGCTCGAGTTGAAGGATAACTGTGCGTTCTTCGATCGCTGTGTGAAGCAGATAGCAAAGGATGTGGTGGGGCAGGGCTGGAAGCTGGAGTTAAGGGAAGGCAAGAAAGAGGCGCAGAAAGAGAAAGAGAGCATCCTGGCATTTATAGAGAACTGCGGTGGCGACCGCGATGAGACGTTTGAGGAGACGCTGGAGCGAGGGGTAATAGACTGGGGCTATATTGGCTGGTGGGGCTGGGAGGTGAGTAGAGGCGAGAAGGATATAGTGAACGGTCTGTGGCATGTGCCGGCACAGACATTCTATCTGCATAAATCGCACAAGAAATACTGCCAGAAACGCGGAGAGGATGAAGCCTGGTTTAAACGCTTTGGCCTAGAGGAGCAGATTACGTTAAAGGAAGGAAAGGCGGTGGGCGAGGAGAGGCTAACAGAGATAAAAGACATGGACGAGGAGAAAAGGCCGGTGATGGCCAATGAGCTGATATACTATAAGAACTATTATCCGCAGAGCGAGTACTACGGGGCGCCAAACATCCTCCCCTCCATAGGCGCCGTAATGGGGCTGATAGGAGTCCGGGATTACAACCTAGCGTTTTTCGAGAACTACGGCATACCGGCTGCTCTCATTATACTGAAGGGAAAGTGGAATCAGGAGACGGCAAAACAGATCTCCGACTTCATAGACGTGGAGTTGAAGGGCAGCGAGCAATCGCACAAGACGTTTTGCATACACCCGCCAAAGGATGGGGAGTTTGAGTACATAAAGCTGGGCATAGAGATAAAAGAGGGTTCGTTTAAATTGTATCAAAAGAGTTTGCGCGATGAAATATTGCTCGATTACGCAATGCCCCCGTACCGCATAGGCGTGGCGGAGGTCGGCGCGTTGGGTGGCACTACGACGGAGGAGGCGACAAAGAATTATGCACAGGGGGTTATAGCACCACTGGAGGGAGTGGTGGAACGGCTCGTGACAAAGAAGCTGTTTGTGGATGGCTTGAAAGCAGAGAGTTATTTATTCCGCTTGAACGAGATTGACCTCAGAGACCTGGATGCAGAGGCTGCACGGGATACGATCTACTTTGGGCTGGGCGCGCGGACGTCGAACCAGATACTGAAACGCCAGGGCAAGGAGCCGTACTCGGAGGGCAACCAGTATTTCGTCAGCTCCACGTACCTGCCTGTGGGTGAGGAGACGATGGAGAAGCGGGCAGCCATACTAGAGGCGTTTAAAATGATCTTAAAAGGGCAGCCCAAAGTGGCCCTTGATATAATTAAACTCGCTAAGAGGGAGGCGAAGAAATGATTCCCTTATTAACTAAGAAACAAATAGAGGAGGAGAGGAAAAGAAGCAAAAATCTCGGATGGCCATACCTACCTGCTATATATAAATTATTGCCTAAAAAGAAGGCGAAAGAATAACCGCTAAGACGGGCGGTATAGAAATGGAGGTAAAATGAAAGACAAAAACGAAGCCAAGGAAAAGGCTATAAAACCAGAAGAGTCCGTAAAGGCATTTGAGAAAATCATGCGAACCTATGCACCAGCCAACGTATGGCCAGATGTTCCTGATGACGTGAAAAAAGAATATCCTTGGTACTTGGTACTGAGAGATTGGCTTTGCGAGATTGTGCCAGGTGGCAATATCAACGATTACTGTCACGTGGAGTTACTCAGTGCAGATATGCACGAGCCGGCAATAGACGAAGTCAAGGCGACAATCTTTACCCGCACGCATCGGTTTATCATCTGTGCTAAAGAGAACTGGTTTACTGTGCAGGCACTAAAAAGGAAACCACTGGCTGGTACAGCAATCGACAGCGGAGAGTATTATGGTGATGATTTATTCAAAGGCCGATTCGCTGTGGATAATTGGGTAGAGGCAAAAAAGAGAATACTGCGCTATGAGTTGGTAAAGGTTATCAAGGAGGCACGAATATCGGAGCGGCTAAAGTTCAACTCGCATTATAAAAATGCTGAGGGCAGGGAATTTTATGCCGAATGGTTCCAGGAGGAAGATAAGATAGTAGAGCAAAGAGTCTATGAACTCGTAGAGGAACCAAGCTAAAATGAAACGTACCGCCCGTCTTAAAATAACCGTGGCTGAAGCAAATGAGTGGGCAAAGGCTATGAGTAAATATTTTGCGAAGGTTGAGCTTTGTGCCTACTTTGAGATACTGAGAGCGACTCCAGCCATTGAGATCAAAAAGTTGGCAATGGAGAAAGTAATAAAAGAACTCAAAGCCCTGGACGCATAAAATGAAATTGAAAATGAGCGTGACCTACCTGCGGATTCTGTACGATCTCCAGTGCAAGCACCAGGAGAAATATATGAAGCCGACGAATCCTTTAACCTGGAACCCCGATGATTGCCAGGACTGCGTGTTGGCTAAGATGCCCTGGCGACCGAAGCTCGGGGCGATGCAAGACCTATGCTGGTTAATATGGCGTGGGAAAATACTTGAAAAAGGAGGTAAATAAAATGGGAAATTTTCCATCAATCGTAGGTATCACAGAGCAACTACGAAGGCATAAGGTGAAGGCGACCTATAACACAGCCCAACTGGTAGTGCAGTTGAATGCGTTTGGCGGGAATTGGAACGCCACGCACGTCGATGACCTGTTTGCCGGCCGCGTGAAGCCGACAAGCGATGAGGTTATATTCCTGCAACGCTACCTGCTCAACAAATTCTACGTGTATAATAACACCTAATGAGCTACTGTCCAGACTGCGCCCGCCGTGGATTGCGGAGGCGAGTAAGGCGCAATAATCGCATAAGACGAAAAGGCACCTGGCATCATAAGAGATGCCCAAAGGAGGGATGAATGAAGCCCATTGATTTTAAAGAAAGAAATGTAATGCTTCTTGGTAAAGGCGTGGTTAAGAACCTACCAGCTTATCGTGATGGTAGTTGTATCAGGAGCCGTTGGGAAATGAGCCTAAAAGAGAGATTGAGTGCGTTGTTATTCGGAAAAGTTTGGCTCAGAGTTAGGGCTATCAAAACACAACCAGCCGTAAGCATACATTGTACTCACAAGGGATTTGTAAAGGAGGGATAAACAATGCCTATTATAGTTTGTTTAAAAGAGCCGGGAATAAACCTGGTATGTGCTGGTGAGATAAAGGACGAATCATCCCAGCAGTACGATGCACTGTTCCCAAATCTGATGGTCAAGGATCAGGAGGGCCACAACATCGTAATCCCATTGTCGAGGGATAGCAACATCGCATTCATCAAAGAGGTTACGCAGGAGGAGATGGACAAGCGGCAGAAGGAGGCGGAGGAGCGGAGGAAGAAAGCGGCGGACGGAGGCGGTGTAATAACCAAACCGCAATTCGTTATTCCGCATGGAAGAGGAGGGGGAAGAGGGAATTGAGATACAGCAGTCCAGTCCCGGCAACGCCTGAAGAGATACAGGATATAGCCGTAAGTATTATTTTGGCAAAGGCTAGCAGTAGACGCATAGCACTCCTCAACTACCAGCGGTTATTGCGATTGGAGGAGCGGAAGCTTATACCACCAGTAAACGAGTGGATGCGGTGGACGAACAAGCAATTGCAGGCGGGGCTGTCTCGCATGCGGGGCAAGAGCGCGGAAGCTAAAGTGAAGAGCATAGCAGATTGGGAGGCAATCCAAGCCCACGGCGATGAGCTGCTGAAGCCGGTGCTGTTTGAGGTGCTTACTGCAGGCGGTAACAGCGTCATGGGTCAGCGCATAAAGAAGCAGGAGCGGTTCGACCCGATAGGACTCGAAGCCATTAAATGGACGACCGAACACAGCGCGGAGCTCGTGGTTGAAATAACGAATGAAACGTTGACGGCTATTCGCGAGTACATAAAAGTCGGCATCGATGCGGGAAAGAGCGTACAGAAGATTGCCATGGAGCTGCGTCCTTTGGTCGGATTGACATCCAAAGATATAATGGCAGTGGCTCATTATCACGAGGCGTTGATAGTGGCCAGGCCGGAATATTCGGCTGCAACACAGCGTGAGATGGCGGAGGTGTACGCGCGGCGAATGCACAGACGGCGGGCGACGACCATTGCCCGGACCGAAACGGCCTCTGGATTAACCGAGGGGCAGCGGCAGGGCTACGGCCAGATGGGCATAAAGCGTTTGATGCGCGTAGAGTCTCCGTCCTGTTGCGACATGTGCGCAGGCTATAATTACCACATATACACGATCGCCCGGGCAAGCGGCGTACTGCCCGCACATCCGAATTGCGGCGGCACGTGGGTGGCGGCATGAAAATCTACCAGCTAATGGCATGCGGATATTTTGCCATAAACCACGCGCGCTACACCGTGTACTCAGAGAAGGTTTATCGCAGCCAGAAGACGGCGCGGGCAGCGATGCCGGCATTTTATAAGGACATGACAACGGCAAAGAAAGCGAGCGACACGATGGTTATGAACAAAAGCGATCTGCGGATTTTAATACATCCGCTGGAGCTAGTTAATAATAAAAAGGGAGGATAATAATGACTGAACCAAATAACAAAGAGGAAAGAAACCGGAGGCTGAAATTCGCATGTGCTGTCATCACGCTGGTAACGATCGCCTTCTATCTGGACCGCTTTGGTCCTGGCACCTACACCGGAGATTGGAAGATTTACGCCTACATCGTGGGGGCAGTATTTGCCATTGGTGCAGGATACCTGACAGTGACGCATGTCCTCGATCGTTTAATTGATAAGAAAAAATGAAGGGAGGAAAATAAAATGACCGTAAGAAACAAAAAGCTACCAGGGCTACCAGGCATTTCTTTGCCCAGATATGAGATAGATATAGCGAAAGGCATAGTGCAAGGTCGAGTAGCTGTGCGACATTTTGGACACAATCTATCCTGTGGATCATCGGAAGAAACGATTTGGTGTCTTAGTTCACTTTATGTTTATCTGACATCGGCCGAGCAATTGAAGGTCTCAAGCTCTCTAGCGGGCACCGATAAGCCCGCAAGCACAGGCGCATGGACTGTTCTAATTCATGGCTTGGATGCGAACTATAGGATTATCACAGAAACAGTCACCTTGCTAGACCCTGGTCCGGTGACAACGATACAATCTTTCCTGCGAGTTTCTGATCTGCAAGTTATGACGGCCGGCACGGGAGGCAAAAACGCAGGGAATATAAGCGTCAAAAACAATGCAAATACCAACACGCTTGGCTATATTCCTGTAGGAGAAAACGAAACGCATACGGCATTCTTCACAGTGCCTGCTGGTCAACGGTTTATAATGCTTGCTCGTCAAGGCGGAGAACTGGCGGCAAAGGTCTCTCATATTTTGTTCTATATTCGGGAATACGGCAGTGTCTGGCAACAGAAGCGTGATATTGTCGTAAAGGATTCTCATTTCTATGTGCGTATGGCTATGCCTTGGATCATCCCGGAGAAGGCAGATATAGAAGTCCGGGCCACTGCTACAGCCGGTTCCGGCATAGTGTTCGGCGGATTTGCTGGATATTACGAAGCAGTTAAGTGGTGACCGATATCTCGGGAAAAAATAAAAGGAGGAAAATAAATGCCAGGAAACAGCTTTTATGCAATGAGCACAAATCAGTATTCGCAGCGGATTATATACATGGCGGAGAGAGACCTGGAAGAGTACCTCTGCGAGTGCCATCCAAAGAACCAGCACAAGACGGGAGAGGCTGTCTGGCGGATACGCAAAATAACCTACGATAACAACGAGCGGATCATTGCGATTACATGGGCAAACCGATCCAAAGATTTCTCATTCATATGCGATAGGGCGGAAATTTATAACTATGATTGAAGGCGGTGAGAAATGCCACTGAGATATAATCCGTTTACGAGGACGTTTGATTACATACGCAAGAAGCTGAATGGCGTGACCCAGGAAGACCTATCGTA